GTCCCCAAGGGGCGGTCCCTTATATAAAAACGGGGGGATATACATCATGCGCGGGCGCCCGGAAGCGCGCCGCTCCGGGCATCCGCTTCGCGCTCCCGTGACTCCACATGTCCGTTTTTGTCAATCGTGAACCTTCTGGCTGTCTTCTGATACATCTCAGGATGCAGAGCAGCATGGCAGTCACGACAGACGCACTGAAGATTCTCCCAGTCAAGCAGCACCTTCGGATCCTTGACGTTCGTCGGGTTGATGTGGATCCTGTGATGAACTATCTCAGCCGGCGTGACCAGCCCGGATGCAAGGCACCGCTCACACAGCCCGCCCTTGTATCTGAGATATGCTTCTCTGCATTTCTTCCACGCCTTCGTCTTGTAGAATGCAGACTGCTGATCCTTACTCATGACTGCTACTTGATCCGGGCGATCCGGCTCTTGATGTCGCTGACAAGTGATGCATCTATCTCATCCTGCACCGGCTTGATATGCGGATAAGCTTTTACACGCTTGCCATTGACACTGGCGTGTCCGTTCTCCAGCAGATGCGCAAGCCCGGGCGCGTTCCGGTTGTATATGACATAGCTCACGCTGATCCCTTTGACGCGGCTCTTCTGCTTCAGATCCCATCCGTTTGAATACTTCCGCTGTCTGTGATACGGCTTGAATGTCGCACGCGCGTTCCGCCTGACTGCGTTCTTGGCTTTCTGAGCGATGGCCTTTGTCGCTCCCTCGATGGATGCATAGACCTGGTTCTCATAATCATCGAGGATCTTCTCTATCTCATCCGTCAGCTGGTCGATCGAGATGGTAACGTCGTAGGAGTAATTGTTATAGTTCGCCAAACGCTCCGCCTCTCTTCCGCTCTTACAACACAAAGACGGCCCCGAAGAGCCGTCCATGCGAGTAAGAGATCAAGCTTTGCCATATCCTGATGTTGCTATTATCTCATATGTGAATGTCAGAAATTGTCATGACTTTGAATGAATACAAAAAGAATCACCGGAGGCGTAAAGCCTCCGGCGTTTTCATGTGGTGGTGGTGTGTGTCAGGAACGTAGCAAAGCGCATTATCCGAGTTGTAGCTCTTTAATAAGAGCATTCTGGAGAACCTGTGAACAGTTCACCCCGCGCTTATCTGCCAGATATGACATCCATGCTGGCATTGATACGTTCTTGCGGATGGCTCTTGTATCGGTCTCTTTCCGATACTCAAGCGGATCTACGTCCACAAGGACCACCATAGATGTGCCGTCGGCGATTTCAGCGGGAGCAGAAGGTTCCGGGATTGGCTGTCCAACATCCTCCAATACGCATATACATCCGGCGAGGGCATCACGGATGTTATCAAGAGCTTCTTCAAGGTCTCTTCCGGTTGTAATACATCCGGACACGTCCGGGACCTTGATGAAATATCCTCCTGATGCAGTGGGCTCGAGAAGCGCAGGATATACTCTCCTCATGTTCATCCTCCTTTTCTGAGATGGGAGCACTCTGGGGAGGTTTCCCTCCCCGTCTGCGCCAGCAGGTTAATTCTTTTTTATTCCTGCCTCCCTCAGGATATAGCGCTCATCGTCTTCGTCGAAGTCGTGGCGCTTAACTGGAATTGTCTGACCGGTTTGCGGATTCCAGAAGATCGTGTGTTTCTTGCCCTCGCGCTTCTCCTGGAACCCTCCCTTCTTCAGCAATTCGATTGTTTCCTGGAGTGGTGTCATAGCACAACACCTCCCATCTGCCTATTATTATACACACTTTTACACAATAGTCAATAGAATTTGTATAATTTTGTGTAATAAAAAGCGCCCCATGCTTTGAAATCGGTTCTCGCATGGAGCAAAGATGTTGTGCTACAAATCAATAGTATGTCTTTTAGTTTCTACGCGTCAAGTCGTTTTTTCTACAGATCAAGTCTTTTCATTGCATCGGTGTGCAGGTTCCTGCAATGTCCTTTTGAATAATTCAGTTCCTTTGCGATCCTGCCCCAGCTGTAACCGTTCTCATATCTCAGCCGTACTACAGCCGCCTGATTCGGAGTAAGGCTTTTCGTGAAATCCTCTATCTGCTGGATCCGATTCTCGATCTGCATGACAAGATCCAGAATCTGCCGATCCAGCTCATCCAGCTTGGCAGCGTATTCTGCCATCGGATCTTTCCATGATGATCCGTGCGGCATATCGGAAAGCGGCGCGGCGTATCTTTGAACAGATTCGCGGAGTCGCTCCCGGCGCTCCTCAAGAGCCTTTTCTCTCCGGTGCAGATCTATGAGCTCGGACAGTTCCTGCCGGGTCATTTCGCAAACCTCGCCTTTGCTTCGGACATCGCCCGGATTACTGCCTGATTGCAGCAGGCAAATCCCGCCTGATAGGAAAGATTCTGTCCTTTTTCCGTGTTGTCAACCGCCATGCTCCGCAGCATTTCGAGGCTGATTGATTTCACGTTATGATCCCGGCAGAATTCTTCTATGTCTGAAAGAATGACCGCCTTCACTCTCTTTTTCTCCCTTCTTCCATCATTCCGTTACATCCTCATGCAGGTATCTCATAACAGCACACTGGTCTTTGCACTCTCCGAATCTGCACTGCTCGCATTTGCTGTCAGTCAGATAACAGAGATAATCAGCCAGCGGATCAGATCCGCTCTTGTCATGCCCGCTTCGCTTTCCATCGTTCCTCTGCTTCCTCCCAGCTCATGGCTGCGTATTTCAGATACGGCTCGCTCTCTTCCCATGTGCGCTCATACGCCCAGTGCCGGATCTTCGGATCGTCGCACGGCGAAGTAAACTGGCATGCGTTCCATTCGGATCCGATCGGCAGCATCTTCAGATGCGCATTGATACAGTCCTGTTCCAGCCACTGGAACGAGATCGTATTGATGGCCTCAAGCATCACAGCATCCAGATGCTGGCGCCGGATCCGATCCAGGTCAAACAGGAGCACGCCGGCATTGGCATATGGCCTTCCTCTTGTCTGCGAGATCAGACACTCCGGGACGCCGGCGAAGTGACAGCCTTGCAGATCCATGTCCCACGGCTCGGATCCGATATCCCGCATGACGATCGTGTCCGCATCCAGAGCCAGGATCCTGTCATACTCTGAAAAGATCTGACCGTAAGCAACCCGAAGCATGCAGAGATAGACGTATGGCGTCCTTTGGATGTTCGGGCCCTTCGGATCGAAGAATCTCTGATCACGCACATTCAGTGTGTGCACGCATTCCGGCAGATATCCCGGATACTGATCGTCTTCAATCGTCAGGAAGATCTCATCGATATCAGAATTCACCATGAGGCTCTTCACAGACGGAAGGACCTTTTCGTAATAGACACGGCTGACCGGATAAACAGCTGCTCTCATGTTGTTACCTCGCGTATAATTTCTTGCCTGACAGGCTCCTGTATTTCCGGTCATTGTTCAGACGCTTTTTCTTGGCGTCATGCATTTTATTGGTGTGAATGCGGTTCCGCAGTTCTTTCCTTCCCTTGCTTTTTTTCATGCTCTGCTCCTTTCAATAATTCGTCAGATAATCGCTTATGATTCGGACGGCATTGTCGTATCCGTACGCGACAGCCGTCATGTATCCATGTTCCATAAGAGCATCCAGCCATTGCCTCTGCTCCGGTCTGAGCCTTGATTTTGTGTCACGCTTCATTTCGATGAACAGGCCGTGAAACTTCCCACGCGGGACAGGGAGAAAGAGATCCGGTATGCCCCTCTTTACTCCCTGTCTTTTCAGATTCCGGCCTTCGACCACATTGCGCGATCCGCCGTTTGGAATGTGAAACAGGTACTGTACCTCCGGAAGCGCATAGCTCACGGAATCAGCCCACATGAATACCATTTCCTGTGCTTCTGCTTCTGTCATGTCAGTCTCCTCGCGGCATCACGATGCCATACAGTCCGTTCCTGTTCCGCTTCAGACCGTTTTCCTTCAGCTCTTTCCGGATCTCAGACAGATATGCCGGATTCCATGAACATGCAGCGCATTCCTCAATGGACTTTGCCTGGCATCTGCTGTTCTTCGCTATAAGGCATCGCGGCCTAATGTTTTCATCCATCGTTCAAGCCTCCACTCTGATTACTGTGACCCACTTATCGTCTTGGAACGTAAGGATCCCGGATCCGCCTTCCCGGGTCATGTAAATGGCCATTTCTGCATTCGGATCGATCCCCTGATACCGGCCTTCAGCCTGTGACCGTACTTTGTCCAGGTTCGCTCTGGCTGCTTCCCGGTTCCGATCGCTGATCCTTCCATGATTCCATTCGCCTTTCTGCCGGCAGACCTCTGTCAGGTCATCCGGGAACGGATTTCCGTAGTGCGCTCTGTTCCAGATGCACTGGGTTATATACAGCTTCTCCTGTGCAGTGCGCGGACCGTTCGCTCCGGTTTCAGCCCAGTAGATTGACGCCAGCTGGTCTATCAGTTCATCCGGCCAGTCGTATCGCCACGCCGGCTGTATCGGCATACGCGGAGGATCTGTGATTACCTGTTTTTCAACCTCGATGTACACGATCTGAACGTCCGGCTCCTCTGCCGTTGCAGCGACAGAGGTCAACAGCATCATGATTGCGAATGCAACCGCCAACAGCTTTTTCATCTCTCGTAATCTCCCTTCAATCGTCAAGATTTGTCAGAAAACGCTCTGCGTCCTCGTCTGTCAGTCTGTGTTCTTCATATCCGTGGCTATGCGCAGGAATGTCGGAGCCTTCATCCTCCCACCTTTCCTGGTTCAGGTATGTTGATGGCATCGGAATGTACTTCCCTCCGTCCTTCCGCCACTGTTCCGTCTGCTTTTTCCTGGCAATATCCGCCAGGATCTTCTCGACAAGCGGCGGATCCGGCGCGATGCGATCCCATTTTTGCCTGGCTTCCTTCTTGCTGTCCTTTCGCGGATAGGCTTTCCAGAAGAGATCAAACGATTTGTCAAGATCCTCACGCGCGCGTTTTGGATTCGGATTAGGATTCGGATTCGGATTGGATTCTCGGCCGCAATCTGCTGACAATTGACAGCAATCCGCTGACAATTGACAGCAATCCGCTGACAATTGACAGCAATCTGCTGTCAAGTCGACAGAAGCACTGTCATCCGGGCTCGGAAACCGTCTGACCTTGTTCCGGACCCTTTGATGTTTGTCCCATTTGCAAACGTAGATGTACGGATGCCCTTCGTTGGAATACCGTCGGATCAAACCTTCTGCTTCTAGCTTTGAGAGCGCAGTTGCGATTGATTTCACAGTCACGTTCTCCTTTGTCGGAAACAATTGGTTACAAACAACAACAGGTCTTCCATCCATGCAACCATAATCATCAGCCGTTACAAGCAAACGGTAGAAAACGACCTCTTCGAACCACGAAAGCGAATCGATCTCATCGCTTGTCTTTATGGATTCCTTGAGGATCCTGCTCGGCATGGCTTATCCCTCTCAGAACGGAATGTCTGCAGGATCAATGTCTGCGAGACCGTCAAGGCTGGCCGGATATGCCGGTTCCGGTTCTCTCGCTGCCGGCTGATCCTTCGGCGAAAGGAACTCCACTTCGTCAGCTGATACATCGAGGCTCAGCTGCACGGTGTTGTCCTTGGCCACGTATGTCCTTGCGTTCAGCTCGCCGATTACTGAGCACTTCTTACCTTTTGCCAGATACCTGGCACAGTTCTCGCCAAGCTGTCTCCATGCTGTGATACGGAAGAAATCCGTCTTTTTTGATCCGTCCTGATTCTTGTCGAACCTCCGGTCGACGGCGATCGTAAACTTGCAGACAGATATTCCGTTCGGTGTGCTGGCAAGCTCCGGATCTCTGGTCAGGTTGCCTATTAAAAAGATCTTGTTCATCGTTTTCCCTCCGATCCTGAATACACTCTTTCGTCCCCGTAAATGAGCCTGGCAAAGCAGAACTTTCCCAAGTTCCCTTTCTCTGCCATCGATGTCCTCTTGAACTGCGATTCTGAATAGATGAATGCATACCGACCGCCGCCGGAAGCACTCAGGCCATATGTCTTCTCATATCGCTCGCACGCCTTGCTGATGTCCGGCGCCAAGACTTCGACCCAGCCGCCCTGGAACGGTGAATCGCCTTCGATGCATTGCGTGAAATAATACTTTTCCATTTCTCTTACTCCTCTAAATAGCTTCGTCCGAATATCGCCCGGAATTCCTCGGCAGATCCTCCGGTTTCATTCATCCACTTTTTCTGTCCGTACTCGTAAATGAACTGTGCTGTCTCCGCGCTTCTGTGCACGGATCCCGGACCGTTCCTGTGGCATCTGTCCCCGCACAGCCATACGGTCAGTCCGTATTTTTCAGAGAGCTGTCTGTTCGCGGTTCCTCCGAATATGTGATGCCGTTCCAGTGGATCGCCGTTTCCGTTCCTCCCGCACAGGAAGCACCTATGATCTGGATCCATACCGTGCCTCCCATGCGGCCATCAGTTCGTCTTTCTCTCTGGGCGTGATCGTCTCGATCCCGTTGTCACGGCATTCCATAACGATCTCGTCGATCAGCGCCGACATCTGCCGGGTGTCGTAGACGGAAGATCCGTAGTATGCAGCCACTTCTGTCCTGTCTCCCGCCTGATCGAGAACCTCACACACCCATCCGATTCCCTTTATGCTCCACAGCTCAATGAACTTCTGAACAGCCTCGGATTTCATTTCCAGGACCTCATAGTTCCCGCCGATCCGCTTGATCAGCTCCCGGTAGATCTGATCCTTCGGCTGTCTCAGCCTGAGTGCCAGTCTCCCAAGCAGCACCCATGCGTAAGCGTTCGCGTCCATGCTCCTCCTGGTCTTCGGAAGTGAGATCGAGATCTCGATCTCCTTCCCGTTGTACTCATCGAACAGATAGCCGATATCGTCATTCGTGATCTCGACCTCGAGGATCTGGGAATTGTTCCGTGAGTATGTGAGGTCTCTCAGACGGCCCCTCATTTGGCGCTACCCCAACAGGTTTCGTAGGTCTCCCACAGGTTGTGGTCCTTCAGCCATCCGAACATGAGCTGAACAACGTACTGAATGCTCTGCACTTCCTCACGCCGGTACGTTTCCGTCCATACGTTGATCCCGTCAGAGATCAGGTAGGAGAATTCGTCCGCGTCAGGAACGATGTCCAGGTACATCGGATGCTGCGGGGAATGAATGTATTTCCCCCGGTCATAACCTTTTGAGAACTTAATGTCGTAGATCGTTCCGGCCTTCAGCGCGTCGAGCCGTCCGTACAGGAGCACATCGTTTCCTTCGATCTCGATGTGCTTCGATACCTTGACCTGCAGCTGCGCTCCGGAAAGGATCCCGGCGATCTTTTTCGCGGCACTGAACCACGGATCCTTGTCGCTGACATAAAAACCGCCGAGGATCCGCGTGACCATTTCCTCGAAATCGATCCCGTTCTGGATCGCCTCCGTGATCGGAGTCGGAAATCTCCGGAGAACCGTAATGAATTCATCCATCGCTGTGTCTTCCGTAGTCGCATCCGAATACGGATTCTCACGCAGGAGATAATTCCAGCTGCTGATCAGCGACTGCGTTACCAACAGGCTCATGCTTCCACCTTCTCGTATGATTTCGTGTCCTTGTTCCACTTCAGTCCGAGATCCGCGACCTTGTCCGCCAGCAGTTTCCGGAGCTCGTCCTTCGATGTCAGAGCGTGATCCAGCGCGGACAGCTTCTGTGCGGCATCAGTTGCTGTATCGGAATCCGTTACGGAAACGATCAGATCCGTGCCGGCCTTCATGGCTGCTTCGTACTTCGCCTTGCCGGCGGCGATCATTGCGACCTCCGCTTCAGACTTCGCGTTATACTGCTCGAACAGCTTTGTGAGGAAATTGTTCGGAGTGTCTGCTTCGAGAGTCGGGATCTTGTACACGCCGTTCACGCCGCGCGTGCCTTTTGCGAAATACCGTTCGCAGTTGGAGAACCCGATCGTCCGGGTGTTGCCCTGGATCTCCACGAACCCGCCGAGATCCATCGGCTCCCAGACATTGTTCTTCGTCTGGCCTTCGACCTTGATCCGGAGCTTGACGTTGTCGCCGTCCTTCTCCTCGATCGCGTGAAATACGATCACGATGTTCTTGTCGAGGATGTAGAAGCAGTGATCCATGAAGCGCTGGAACTCGCGTCCGACGAATCCGTATCCCTTCAGGGAGAGCGATCCGTCACGCTGGCCATATTTCGGATCAATCTTCATCGCCCACTGGCTCATGAGCGTAAGCATCTTCCCGCCGGTATCGATCACGATCGTCTGGAACGGCTCGAGCTCTTTCTTCACAGCTGCAAGCGCGTCCGGCTTGTCCGCGACATCCATGCCGAGATCATGCCGGATCTCTTCATAGTCCTTCGGCTGGATGTACGGTGCGCGATACTGCGGCTCGATCCGGTCAATGCCGAAATCCACGTCCACATGCAGCGGTGCCGGAGCGGACAGCGAGAGCGTAGATTTGCCGATGCCGGGATAACCGGCGATCAGCATGCGGATCTTCTTGTCCTTTACAGGACGGTCGTTTGGGTTCTGAATCATTGATGTGCCTCCTTTAATGTTTTGATTGCGTGATTTATGAGAAAGTTGAATAGTGTGTTCCAGTCGTTGAACCTGTAGGCCTCAATGAGCGGTTGCAACTCAGGTATCAGCTCGGTTGGCACTCGGATCGTGTATTTCCTCATGTCAAGCCTCTCGACCCGTTTACGGGGCATTCCTTGGCTTTTCTGAATTTCGCCTCCCTGAATCACCCGGCGCTCGATGCTTCTGGCATACGGCACGAGCTCGACGCCGGTCTGTGTGCTGTGCTTCGTCTTCGAATACAGGCTCTTGTCCATCTGCGGATAGAACCGCCGGAGCGCAGTTACAATTTCCTTGTCTTGCACCGCAGGTTTTGAGATGTTAGAATTGTTTTGTGAAAGATCACATCTCTCGTGGTCTGCTGACGGTGCTTTGCAGGGTGCCGTCAGCTTTTCTTTGTTTTGCATGTCTTTTCTCCTTCCAGTATTCCGAGCGCGCTCATCTTTCCCCCGATCCGAGCCGCAAGGAATATGCTTTCTCCACGGTCAAGCGCGGCTTCGATGTCATCAATGTTCGGAATATCCTCGAACTCATCGCTCTTTGAGTAGGTCATGATCGCAGTTCCAACGACCATATCTCCGGGGATCATGAAGTTCGGAGCCAGTCCGCGCAGCTTGCCTTCCTCGTTGACGATCAGGATCACGTTGTCATCGAGCGTGATCTGTTCGATGTATCCGCCGACAATCTGCTGAAACGCTTCCAGCGTGTTGTCGATCTCACGCAGGCGCCATGACTGTCCCGGTTCCTTGACCAGCGCTTTGATTCTCTGCATTCTCTCTTTCCCTCCTTTCCTTCCAGATTTGAAAATTCCTCTCGTTCTCAGGATCCGCATAGAACTCACGGATCACTGGATCCAGCGCTCGCATAGTCAGTCTTGTGGTCGCTAGAGTGAAAGCCGAAGGATTGAAACCTTTCATGTCTTCAATCCCCTTCGCTAAGTAGATAATCGACTGATACTCCGAGCACTTTCGCAACCGCAGCGGCATTAGAAAGTTTCGGAGACGCATCACCAACCCATTTCTTAATGCACCCCGGTTTTAACCCAGCCTGACGTTCAAGCTCCTGGATTGTGATGTTCCGATCTTTGCAGATCCTTTTGATCTTGTCTCTCAGCATTCATTCACCCCCTACATGTAGTAGTTGCAATGTAGGGAAAGTTTTACCTATAATTGAAGTGCCAACTATCAATATTTCCTGTTCTCCGCATAGGGTAAAGAAAGGAGTGCGATAAAACTTTCCCTCTATGTTTGGAATTATATGGGTAAAGTTTTATCTAGTCAATACCCAATATGGATAAAGTTTTATCTTTTTATGATGAGATCAAAAGACTTGCCGATCAGAAGGGTGTATCCATTTTGAAAATGCAAGAAGATCTTGGCATTTCATCAAGCACAGCACGGAAATGGAAAAAACATAAGCCGAAGTATGAAACCATTAAAAAACTTGCTAGCTATTTCAGCGTTAAAGCAGATGATTTATATAATTTCGGAGATGAGACAAAGCAAGACATAGAACTAGAAAATGCGCTCACCTCGTTTGATGAGCGCACAGAAGAAATCATTCATTTGTTGGCTGCTCTCCCGGATCCGGTGAAGGATGGAGTAAAAGACTCCATAATTGCGCAGTTAAAGTTGATTCTATCCAGAGGATAAACTCCTCATGCTGCTGATCGTTTAATCGTGATAGCAGTTCGATTATTTCTTTTGTTTTATTATCCATCGATCCTCCTAATACACAATGTCTGCCGACAGCGAAATCATTGTATTGACCAGTCGAAAATTTGTACGGTGTTTGATACACCGAAAATCGATATTTTACGAATCGGAAACGGATTGTCTGCAATCTGTTAATGAATAAAAGGAGAACCCGAATGAAAAAGTCCGATCAGAAAACAGCCGTCATATACGCACGGTATTCCTCGGACAACCAGAGCGAGGCTTCGATCGAACAACAGGTCGACGAGTGCCAGGAATATGCCATGCTCAACGGTCTGAACGTAACACAGATCTATGCTGACCGCGCGATCTCCGGAAGGATCGACAGCCGGGCTGAGTTCCAGCGCCTGATCCATGATGCCGAGGAAGGGAAATTCCAGTACGTGATCGCCTACAAGTCGAGCCGTATCGCGCGGAACATGATGAACGCGCTTTCCTTCGAATCGAAGATGAAGCAGTGCCATGTGAAGACGATCTGCATCAAAGAGGAATTCGGAGACAATCCGACAGGCCGGTTCATGATGCGCAGCATGATGAATATCAACCAATGGTACTCCGAGAATCTCGCAGAGGATGTGATCCGTGGAATGACGAACAAGGCCAAGAAATGTGAAGTGAACGGGCAGATCCCGTACGGATACCGGAAAGGCGAGGACGATCATTTCGCGATCCGGGAGGATCAGGCCAAGATCGTCCGGGAGATCTATCAGCGTGTTGCGGACGGCGAAGCATACGTCGACATCGCGAACGATCTGAATGCCAGGCTGATCCGGACGAAGACCGGAGGGCTGTGGCAGAAGTCTTCGTTCGACAGGATCCTGAGGAACGAGGCATATATCGGAACGTACAAATGGAAGGATATCGTCGTTGAAGGCGGGATGCCGGCGATCATAGATAAGGATCTGTTCTGCCGGGTGCAGGAGAAGGTCGCGCGGATCCGCGAGGTGAAAGGCCGGCATAACGGACAGGCGGATTATATCCTGACCGGGAGGTTGTTCTGTGGCTACTGCAAGAAGCCCATGATCGGAGTCTCCGGACGGAGTCAGAGCGGAGACACGTATTACTATTACGCATGCCAGGGAAAACTGAAAAAGGAATGTAAAAAGCGGAATGTCCGGAAGGATATGCTTGAGGAATATGTGTTCCTGCTCCTGAAGAAGTATCTGCTTACGGATGAAGTGATCGACTGGATGGTCGCCCAGTACATGGACTACCAGAAGGAATCCATGGAATTCCAGAGGATCGAATCGGAGAAGTCGCGGATCCGGGAGATCGACAGGGAGACGCAGAACATCATCAAAGCGATCAAGGCGGGCATTGTCAATCAGACGCTGCAGAATGAACTGGAAAATCTGGAAGGCGAGCGTGCCGCGCTGGCACTGGATGTGCAGCTGTACAGCAAGCAAATCATTTACCTCAGTGAGGACCGTGTCCGGTATTTCTTCGAAACATTCCGGGACACGAACGTGCAGAATTATAAATTCAAACGTCAGATGATCCGGCAGTTCATCAAACGGATCGATCTGTATGACAATGAGATCCGGATCGGATTCGAGGGATTTGAATCGAATGACACGCTCTCATTTGAGGTCCTGGATGACCTTTCGGATCCATCGGACAGCCTTGTTCTAATAAGCGACACAAACGAGAGCCAATATACGACCATAAGAACTTTATCCATATACAGAAGCGGTTTGAAGTTCATTTTGGTCGCCACATTTTAGAGGCCAGAGCATTTTGCTCTGGTCTCTTTTTATGCCTTTCTGCAACGGCAATCGTTACAAATTGTATCGGTTTTCGCTAATTTGTATCAAACAACAGACAGATTTTTTGCGCCGTGTTATATATCACGGAAAGGAGCATGATGGCAATGATCAGAATTTTTCTCTATGATCTCTTAGCCAAGAAAAGGCTAAGCCAACGGGAACTATCAAGAATGACGGGGATTCGGGCCAATACAATCAGCGATATGTGCAACGAGATTGCCGAGCGTGTCAGCCTGGATCATCTGGAAAAGATCTGCGCAGCTCTTGATCTTTCCAGTCTCGAGGAGTTGATCCAAAGAGTACCAGATGCCCCGGAAGAAAATGCGGAATGACACATCAAAAAAAAGGACCCGGACGATCAAATCCGGGTCTCTGTTTTTGTTCTTATAACGGTCCGACAAGGTCGGAAATCGGGCTAAATTTGAGCTCATTGGCGCTCGAGATCGTCAATTCTATGGTTGGCAACCTTCACTTTTTCATCCAGAAGCTTCGTCTCCTTTTCAAGCTGATAGGTCCGTTCGATGATGGAATTATGCTTTTTGACCTCATTCGTCAGATTCGTGAGCTTCGTCTCGAAAACATCCATCCGTCCATTGATCTTCTCGTCTGACAATTCGGTCCGCTTATCAAGCTCGGCATAAAAGTCTTTCATGGTGCTTTTAAGCGTCGAATAGTGGATGATCAGAGATACTGCCGCAGTAATCAACACAGCAATAATTGTATCCGACATGGTGATCACCTCATTTCGTAGCTTCGACCACCTTCGCGGCCAGCTGTGCAGAATATTTGTCAATCGTAAGATCCGCATAAGATCTGACGGCATCGAAGGCTCTCTGCACAATAGAACGGATCAGATCGCGGCTGAACAGATCTGTCATGCCGCTCGGAACAAGATCTAGAAGGTTGTTGATACACATCTCCATTTTTTCGGCTCCGGCCTTCTGCACTTCCCTGTATGCGGCTTCAGCGTGTGCGATCTGCTCCGGAGCAGCTGCTTCGATCTTTGCCGTGACCTGTGCTTCGGTTATGCTGAGCTCGGCGGCTTCAAGCTCTTTCCTGGCTTTGAAGTATCCGACTACAAAGCGCAGCGATGCAGCAATCACGGCGAGCACAAGTACAATTATTACAAGCTCAAGATTTAGACTATTCATCGTTTTTTTCAATCCTCCATATCAGATGCGTTCGGTTTATCTTTTGCGGACAGGATGTCGGACGGTGTCTTGATTGTCTCAGTGATTTTGATTCCGGCCAAAGCCATCAGCTCTGTTCCTGTAAACATGAACCATGCTTCAATCAACACATCAGGGATCTCTGTTCCGTTCCATAGCATAAAAAAACACGCCGCTGTGAAAACCACATTGAGCGTGATTACAAGAATCACAATTTGTTTCGAATATCTCATAGCACCAGTCGCGTGTACTTCGGCTTGTTCGTGATACAGCCGATTCCTTTCGCGCTCTCCACCCAGTACCATCCGGTATCTTCGTCTGTCTCAAGATACGGAAGGCGATCGCCTTTGTGTACGGTTGTCAGCTTCGGATACTCCTTACCGGCGCCTTCGCGCACGATCACAGATCCGCCGATCACTTCAACATACGGAGAATTGATCGGAGTCGGAGATCCGGATCCGGCTTCCAGTGCCATGCAGGTATGGCCATCTCCAACCCACACGCCTCCAGGAAGAGCATGCTCGTCATCTGTCAGATAGTCGCTTGACACATGCGCGGTGAATTCTCCGGATGCCATGAGCAGCTTTACGAGGTTCCCGGTGTATCCGGTCGACTTCAGGTTGAAGCCGGCCAGAATCAGAGCTGACACGACAAGAGACGAGCAGTCGAACGATCCTTCCGCGCCTTCGATCTTCTTCCCGTTCGCAACAATCGCCTTGTATCCGGTCCATCTCTTGGACTGGCTGTACCCGTAGTGGTTATCGTCGCAGATCTGCCGGAGAATCTTGGCAGCAGTCATTCCTTTTCCTATGTCGATCGGCTGAAGGTATGTGTGCCATCCGCCCGTGCGGACATAAAAACGACGGGTACAAATCTCTTTGCCCGTCTGATCCCCAACTATCGCCTGTCCGTTTTTATCTATGCTGCCATTCTCGTCTGAAACGGCATGACCGATCAGAACGGCCATTTGATCACCTCCGCTTCATTATAATAGTCATCGTACCGCTCCATGAGATCCTCCTCAAAAGTATCCGGGCAGTCCATGAACAGCCCTCGCAATATACGCGGGGGATCAGTCAGAAACAGTATGGATACCGAACCGTCATTGTCCGGAATGATCTCATAGAACCGTATCATTTTGGAAGATCAGGCCATTCGATCTCGTAAGGAAATCCAGGCTGTTCCGGAAGATCGCGAAGCGCCTGCCGGTATTTGGCGAACTCGCCGGTCAGAGCAGAGCCAAGATTCCGAAGGAACGTCAGCCATGCCGTGAACGTGCTTCCGGACGGAACAGTCAGGCCCAGGCGATCGAGAGCCATGGATGAATCGCTGGCAGACAACAGTTCGTTACGCTTCGCTCTGGCCGCAGCTGCCGCAAGGTCATACGCCAGACTCTGTGCTTTCTGAAACCACGCATTGAAGTTCATCATGATCCGCTCTTCGAGGTTGTCCTGCCATGGAACCGTCATGTCCCAGGCTACGGCGGTATACACCGTTGTGTCCTCTCTGACTTCCTCCTCCACATCCGTATAAAATGTGATAATGGCCATCTGATCCTCTTTGATCACAGTAAAGGACTGAGGCCGTTCCGATAATTCCGTTCTTTGCCGCATACCCAATTGCTCCTTTCACAAATTTAATCGGCACAATCTCTTCGATCTGCCGCATGAATGATTTACTGTCAGCATGAGAGAACCAGCCGATTCTGCTGACAAGCGCTTCAGCATCGTGAAGCATGATCCGTCCGTGATCGAGATCCTTCCGGATCTTCCTCGCCGTCCGGAGCGTGCTCAGATAGATTTTGGAACGTACGACTGTCTCGGCATGATAAAACTTATAGCCAAGCACATCAATCGGATACGTTCCTGGCCTCAGGCGGTAATCGCCTTCTGCCTCCTCCATTTCTCCGATCTGCTTGATCTCCCAGGTGTTATGCACAGACAGTCCGATCTGTTTCATGTATTCGATGATCGATCGAACCGCCTTTTCCAGATCTCGCCTGCTGGATCCGAGCAAGAGAATGTCATCAATGTTTCTGAGATAGTGCCGTATGTAGTTCTGACGCTTTCCGCGCCGCGTTTTGAACAGCTGTTCCGTTGCGTAATGGTCAAGATCCTGAAGGTAGAAATTCGCGAACCATGGTGCTGTATATGTCCCGATCGGAAGCCCGGGGATCGGATCGCACGGACGCTGATCCGGATCCAGCATGTGCTGTGTCATGTCTATATGAAGATCCAGGGCGCGGATCGCGTCCGGATCCTTCAGCACACGCCTGAATTTCTGCTTCAGGATGTCCAGGCTTACGTTCTCGTAAAAATGCACGATATCGAGCTTCACAAAGAACTTCGACTGCCTGTCATGCTGAACCCATCGTTCAACAGCTGCACGACCATATTCAATCCCGCGTCCAGGGACAGATCCGATGCAGAACGGATGCATTCCTCTCATGATGACCGGCTTCAGCGTAAGGATCAGCATCCATCCATACAGATGGTCCGTCAGAGTCGGAACGGCAAGCTGCCGGTCCTTATGTCCTGGGCTGTGGAAATATTTGATCGTCAGCGGAGAAGGGTTCCACGTGTCAAGACCGGAGCACAGCTTTTCGGATTCTCTCCTGATCTTGTCAGGGTCGATTGTATGGCGATCATCGGACAGGAACCGTTTCTGTACCTCTGTCAGGTGGTGCTTGTTTCTCGTTCCTTCGATGATCGCCAGTGCAGCAGTGTCTATATCCTTCATTTTTTGATAAAGGTTGCCGACACGTTTCATCTTTTCTTGTCCTCACTACCGTTCGATTTCCTACCAGGCAGTTCCAGTCGGACGCATTTCAGATCCTTTCGGATCCACGGACCTTGCTGTGTTGGGAGACAGATGATCAATTTCCTGTGAATGAAACCGCTTCAGCGATTCACAGGGACTGGCGAGGATCAGCGCGGAGCCATAATTCCAGTTGCGGTTGCTGGGAGCGTTGTTCGCATTCCGATAGAACAACCCATAGTTCGCACGGTTGCCAGAATTGAGATTACCGCCGACACGCACCGCACGCACTGCGTTAGAGTTGACGAGGTTCGCGCGAACGGGATACGCCCAATGGGACACAGCAAAACCCGTATCAGGATCTTAACCGAGATTTCTAATTCTGTCCGCTGTTTGATACAAAATATCGTTTTTCGATACGAGCAGAGAAAACCGCAAGGGGGATTGCGATCCCCCTTGCATCCCCCTACTGGGCCATGAAAAGCGCGGAGCCATAATACCAGTAGCGGTTGCTGGGAGCGGAGTGCGCAGACCGATAGAACAACCCATAGTACGCACGGGAGCCAGAATGGAGATAACCGCCGACACGCACCGCACGCACTGCGTTAGAGGTGACGAGGTACGCGTAATCCGAGTAATAGGTAGTTGCGGTCCCTCCAGTCAGAACCGGCACCCTGACGTGCGGATACTGGCTGTCATGTCCAAATTCTTTGATATATCCGTCCGCATACGAGCTCACCGGCGTTGTCACGCCAAGCTTCACCCATCCGTTCGCCTCTGTCAGATCTGATGTGCCGACATTTTTCGGCGTGTACTTGGTAGGATCCGCCAGATAATACCAGTCGAGATGATAGCTTGTTCCGTCTGCGACTCTGGCATTGACCAGGTCGTGCTGTGTCCTGTTTGTGTTGCCCCAGATGTTTTCGCGCCAGCGATACCGGAAAGGATACTTTCCTGTGCTGTTGCTTACCGGGGATCCGGTATGGCCAAGCACCGCATTCACGCCGGAGGCATGGCCGTCTGTCGCACCGGTAATCCATGGACGTGAAGATATAGTCGTATCGGTTGTAGTACTTCTGGCATCGCCATCGAAAGTCACTTTTGCATAAGTGCCATTTTCATCCGGTGTTCCGCTCGCATCGCAGGCTTCGATAGCCGTAATATGATTGTACTTTGATGCCATATCTGCTGCTGAAGGCGTATCGCTGTATGTATCTCCCAGATAGATCGTCTGGCCAACAACAAACGCAGCACCGCCGGCAGAAGTCAAAACAACATAGTTCTCGTTTGTAGTCGCAAGCTGGCATTTGTATGTTGCAGCATACAGCATATTCGTTGCGCCCATGATGTAAGAATCCTGGACATTTTGAGATGCAAACTCAATTGTAACGAGAAGCTCTTCATAATCCAGAAGCGCAGCCGTTTCAAGCATGCCAGGGAGGAAGGATCCTGCCCCGTATGTCCTTGCAGCATCCTGATTCTGTTTGTAGTCGCCGAAGAACGGATCGTAACCAGGCAGAGATACCGCATGGCCATCCTTCATTGCCAGATTGTATGCCGGGATATAGGTCTTCGGACGCACCTGTCCGTCTTTGTCCAGGCAGATCGGATGGATAGACCATCCGGACTGCGGACCAGGGGAGACGCCCCAGACGCCATTCTCATCATCTTTGATGTAGTAGAACGGGTTGACCTCTACCGCGACGAAGTCTCCCATGGATCCGTCTTCAGTATAGTCAGCGTTGCCATGATATGCCTGAACTGTGAAGATTGCCTTCTTGCTATCCAGCGGATCGACTGACCATGATCCGACGCACTTCCTCCGGGCGAACGGCTGCAGGCCATCGAAATCGGACACGCACTGCGTTGCATCGGTCCCGGGGGTGATGGTCTTTCCAACCGCGTCCCAAAGACGGGTCAGAGTAGTGGAAGATCTTCCGACACCGGATACGCCATACTTCGGAGCGACATCCGTGATGTACTGAACGATCTCAGCTGCCTGATCAGCGTAATACTTGGCATTTGCCTGATACGCCGGATCCGATGCACTGACAGGAACACCGTCACGTGTGCCTTTGGCGAATGCCTCTGCATCTTCGGCGTGCCCGTCTGCTGCAGATGCAGATCCGCTGGCCTGACTCGAATAGTATTGCGCGTTATTGTGGTACGCAGGATCGTCAGATGCTACGGCAGATCCGCCACGGGTCCCTTTAGCATAAGCCTCGGCGTCCTTTGCATATCCGTCCGCAGAGTTTGCGGATCCGGATGCTGCGCTGGCAGATCCGCTGGCCTGCTGAGAGAAATACTGCGAATTGTTATGGTATGCAGGATCTGAAGATCCTACTGGAGATCCGTCCCGAGTACCTTTGGCATATGCTTCGGCATCTTCAGCATGCCCGTCTGCAGCCGTCGCAGATCCCGCAGCTGCGCTCGCGGATCCACTTGCTTGATCAGAATAATATTTCGCGTTTTTATGATACGCGGGATCATCAGAATCCACTGCAGATCCATTACGCGTGCCTTTAGCGTATGCCTCTGCATCCTTGGCATATCCATCCGCGGAATTAGCAGATCCGGCAGCTGCTCCGGCGGATCCGGAAGCAGCATCTGCGGATCCGGCTGACTGCTCGGAGTAGTATTTCGCGTTGTTGTGGTAAGTCGGATCCGACGATCCCACAGCTTCGCCGTCCCGGGTGCCTTTGGCGTAGGCTTCAGAATCCTTGGCACTGTCTCCGGCAGCACCGGCTGCGTTCTCCGCCCTGGTTGCATCCGCAGACGTCGATTCGACTGCCTGGTTCAAAGCAATGATCGCCTGATCGATCGAGGACTGCTGCACCGGCGTCGGCGCGTCATTGATCTGACGGGATCTGGCCACGATCGGGATCTTGACCCGGTAGACCGTTTCTCCGTCATCCTCACCATCATGGAGGAACATCCAGGCATAGATCGGAAGGCCGGTCTGTAGCAGAATATCCGGAATCGAAACTCCGTCCGCATTGCCGATCGAAGTATATGCAACCCCGCCTTTTTCACGATTGCTGAAATGAACTTCATACGCCTGCGGCAGAGTTAGATTCTGGAACTGCAGGATCTGACCATAGTCATACTGATATTTTTCAGCGGTTACGGTGTAGTGAGATCCGTTTGAAAATGATGCTTTTACAATTTTATTATCTGCCATTTTTTTCACCTCATTACAATGAATATCCGACACAGAAATAACAGACTCCGGTTTTTGTCTGATTGATCGTCTTCGTACTCGGAGTTCCCGTATTATTCTTGATTCCTGCAAATTCCTCATTAGAAACAATGTCGCGGAAGGCAGTGCTTAGTACGTTCGGGGGACGTAACGTACCAATCAGTCTGAACAGCGGCAGCTGAGACAAATCTCCAAGCTCGTTGACAATCGGCGCCTGCTCCCTATGGCCTCTGTACATCAACTCTGTGAGCAGTTCGATCTTGCAGTTCGTTCTGGCTACATTCGTTACCACTCCCCCACTGGCTGAAGTGCTGAGCGGAATATTAAACGGAAGAATGCTATCTCCAAATAATGAGGCCGGATCAGTGAATACCGTATTATCATTCAGCGCGGCATGGATATCTGATCCTGCGTATCCCGTAGTAGTATTCTGCTGAGAAAATGTAGCGACTATGTCGTAATTCATAAGCACCACAGCGTGGTGCTTAGAAAAGTTCTGATTGGAACTGTTCTTATAAGGTGTATCACAATAGTAGTCGAAACCAGCGATGATTGCTTTCGAGTTTCCGCCGTTATAAGTCCAATAATCTCCCACGTACAGATCATTGAAGGTTCCATACATGATCTCTGAGAGCTGGTCATCAGAGAAGGAAGAGCCGAGGTTTTTCCCCCTATAAATGCAGTTATGCGCGTACGCATTAGCTGCAGGCTCCCATCCTCCAGACGTGCTGTCGATTCCGAGATTCATCCGGCCTTGGAGCTGCTGAGCCAGAGAAAGATCTTGAGCAGCATCATACCGGACCGCTCCTGGAGGAACGACATCCTTCTCCATCGCGTTAATGGCTGCTCTCACAAGAGCCTGCTGGGTTGATGTCAGCGTTTGAGCAGAATCAAATCTTAAATAGTTCGCCAGGAGATCACTCTTTGAGATTTTATAGAGCAGCTGCCCTACCTCCAGAGCGAGCTCATCGGCATCAGCTGCCGACTGGACAGCCGGGAGTGAGTCAATAATCATTTAGTCCTCCACTTCCTCGAGTCTGCAGTTCTCATAATGAAGCTGCTTGCCTTTCAGCTCCCACCCAAACCGCAAACCCGGCGTTCCTTTTACGACGAAATTTGACACATTGCGTTCTGAGACATACGCAGATCCTTCCCCGTATGCCTGCAGGAAAACCTGATAGCTTGGCAGATAAATTGTCTCTGCAAAGATCGGATCAATCAGTACAGTAACTGATCCATCCGGACCGACCTCACCTTCTCCTATATCCGCGAAATATGGAGAGGCGGACTCATATGAGTACAGAAGTCTTTTACCGTAGTCCTTTGTCTCAGCAACGCGGTTTTTTGTTCCGGTTACCCTCAGATTTCCCCCAATATCCCAGCTCTCACTGGAAGTAACCTTATGGTTAGATAAGCTGTAGATCAGAACGGATCTGCCAAGGTTCCCCGGTGTGAATCCAGACGTAAGAGCAAAGCCATCCCCAACCGTATACAGTGCGAGCATTTCTTCGTCATTCCAGAAAATCCGAAGCCCTTGCCCGTATAACTCAGCGGAACCGATATCATTTTCTGACCATCGATACGCATAACTGATTCCGTCTTTGCTTACAATTGCCCTGGCAGTTCCAGAGCCGGCATTGTCATATACCAGATAGCCATCGTAAATATTGAAATCGCCAATGATACCGTGCTTGGTTTGAAATAGTCCGGACTCAAGATCCCAGTAATTCTCACCATTAAAGCTCTGGATGATTCCTGCTCGAAGCAGATTGGCATTAAGCACTCCCGTCGTCACCATACTGGCAACGATGCGTCCGTCCTGAGTAATAGCAGTGGAATAAGGGCCGTTTACTCCATTGGAGGAATGGCCGAGGCCCCCGAGATTCCAACGCCACACATGGACAGCAGTCTCAACATCCGGGGTATCCATGATAAGGAGCTCATAGGGCTCTCCGGCCGCATTGTACCGGGTGACAATGTAGCCACCTACATTTCCGGTTATCAGCCTTGTCGCGTTCATAACCGCGTTGTAGAGGATGTTCTTATAGTCTGCCGTATTAGCCTGAAGAAGATCCAGCGACTCACCGAGAAGCAGCTGAGCGAAGGACGTCCTGGCCTTTCCGAGTTCGATCTCATCATACCGATCAAGCAAAACATTATAGACCGTCCGGATGACCTTTGACTTAACATTGACTAGCCCCAGGTCAACATACGATACAGTGACCGTATCGCACAGACTGACACGCTGAAGCGATGTGTACTCCGCGTATTCTTCTGTTTGATTCAGCGCGACAAAATCAACCTTGATATTCTCTGACGGAATCCATGGCTTGTTATTCTGAAGGAACGCAGCTGCGGCCTGCTGCAGCTGCTGCCTTGTCGGTTTTGTCTCAAACGCGCTGGAGAAGTCCATCGGAACGACCCGGTTCTTCGCGTAGTTCATCTCCACCCGATTCCCGCGGCCGTCTTCGATATAAATGTTATCCTCGTTTGTCCAATACTCGGTTGAGTAGAGCGTTGCCTCTCCGATCGCCATGCCTCCAATGACCAGATTCCCGCCTTCAGCGTCCGTCCAGTACGGAATAATCGCATTATATGTGGTGTCGTCCTCCACCTCATGCACGACATCGATCATGTTTTTCCCATATCGAATTGATACGCCGGTGTCCGTACCACGATGAAGATGAAGCTTAACGTCCCACTTATCAAATTCGTACTCTCCAGTGCCATAGACATCAAGAATAGATCCTTCGGATCCGCCCAGGATCTCTCTGATTGGCTTTGGCCTGTCAACAGTAAAGGACCCGACTGTCAGCTTGTCCGTCCAGAAGGAGAACTCGTTTTCTGTCATAGAATGCGTTTCGAGTCCTGCCAAAGCAGACTGAATGTTATTCGCAGTAAACGGTTCTACCACTACATTGGCCAATTCATAGGAAATATGATGCGCGTTGAAGGTGACCACGCCGCGGATCGGCGCCGACCTCCGATAGATTCGGAATGGCTGCCGGTCATGTTTGTCATCATGAGTAACAGAGATCAGCAGTCCTTCCCGGATTTCCGAATAATATCTTCCAGTAATCGGATACTGAAATTCACATTCGTAGATCCCGTTTCGCTCTTCCGTTACAGTGCATGAGATGCAGTCCCCGAGTCTGCAGATCCCGTTATTCACAAAATCGCGCTCGACAGCGCTATACAGAATTGGAATCATACTTTCCACCACCTCGGTGTGATCACGACCTTCGTGATCGTGTTATCGTGTGAGATCGTGGTCGTTCCGGTCGGTATCAAAGGAAAGTCATTTCCGGAGAACGCGACCTGTAGATTCGCGTTCTGCGTCCCGTAATAGCACTCCATCAGATCGCAGTCGATATCTACATAAGCGAACGCGTCCGTCACTGTGATGATCTGCGTACCGATTGCGAGATCTCCATAGCCATAGACACGAATTAACGGCTTGCTGGGAAACAGAGTCGGATTCGTAAGTGTCGCAGGATTCTCGATTGGAGTGTCGCCAGAATCCAGATACCGCTGCGGCTTACATGAAAACCTAATGTCGAACTTGCCGGCATGCAGACTCCGAGTTGGATCCACCAGAACCCCTCCGACTGGAACAGCCATCCGATATTCACCGGAATGATACGAGTCTGACAACTTCGTATACTTACTGACCGCCAGCATCAAATTGCGGAACTGAGCGATCTGACTTTGGAAAGAATTGAAGATGAACGCGGGATATGTCAACTCGATATTCGGAAGCCGTCTTTCAATCCCGATCAGATCTCCATCGCGCCCAGGAATATGAATCAATTCAAATTCCCGCTCCGGGGCGTTGAATACTTCGGATCCGCTGATGTACACTCCGTAGTTTTTGCTGACGATCGTTCCAAAAGTAAAGTAATTATACATAGGCAGCCATCCTTTGCCGCTGCACTTGAGCAAGCCGTTGCTGGATCTTGTCAGCCAGCTGATTGATGTTCATGCCGTCAGTGGCATAGACATTGATCGTGATGTCTCCTTGCGCCGCTTCCGTGATATCCCGCATCAGCTGATCACGGCCATACACGATCTCTCCGGATCCGTGGCCATCCCCGAATCCACGGCCATTCATCACGGTAGGATTCGTAAATAGATACGGATTATCATAGGCTTTCTTGTACCACTCGACCTTGATGTTCGGCAGTTTTACGAGACCTCCCACATCCTTCCAAGTCCAAGAAAAATGCGGTAGCTTGATCTTTGGCAGCTTCCATTCAAAATTGAACAGGTTCTTGATCTGTTCAAGCCGGCTTTTGATTGTATCCTTGATGCTGTTAAACCGCTCTGATGCTGATGTCTTCAGCGTATCCATGATACCGGTGAACTTGTCCCGCATTGTTGAGAACGCAGAAGACACTCCATCCCGGACCTGATTGGCCCGTGTCGTAACGGTACGCTTGATATCGTTCCAGGTATCACTGGCAGCTATTTTTGCGGACTCCCAGATGAATTTCATAGTGTCCACTGCTGCAGTAACTCCGTTTTTGATCGCGGATCCGATTTCGCTGACCCGTCTTGAAATCGAGTTTTTCATATCCTCCCAGGTATCCTTGATCGCATCTATGGCAACCTGACAGTAATATTTGACGTCGTCCCACTTGATAATTAGGATAGCGACCGCAGCTGCTATTGCTGCGATAATAGCAATCACAACACCAGCCGGAGAAGCGAGGAGTCCAAACGCAGCCACAACATTATTGATCCCGCCGATCAGACCTCCGATCACCATAATCAGTGGACCGATCGCAGCCGCAACGGCGGCTATCTTGACAATCATTTCCTTGGTCGGTTCAGGAAGCTTATTCAGCCAGTCGACAATGCCCTTCAGGTAGTTAATGACTTCCTTAAGAACAGGCGTCAGGATGTCGCCAAACTGGATCGCCAGCTCAGCTAGTTTCGAGATCAGGATCTTAAACTGGCCAGTGGTTGTATTCTCCATTAGAGAGGACATCTCTCTGGTGCTGCCATCGGCCTTATCGATCGCACCAGCCAGATCTGTATAGTCCTTCTCTGCAGTATTGACGACTGCGAGAAGCCCAGGCATTCCTCGGGCTCCGGCAAGCATGGCAGCATAACGAACCTTCTCTGCAGATCCGGCTCCATAAGCAGCATCAGCGAGAGCTTCCATCTGCTCGACATATTCTTCCTCGGAAATGGATCCATCATCCATCTGCTTATTCAGATCATCGATCTGGACCTGCAGCTCTGCAGATGGTGTCAGCAGGTTCCCGAAAGCGCCCCGCATCTCGTCCATAATCTCAGAGAGCGTTTTCGCGGATCCGTCAGCGTTCAGCATGGACAATCCGAGGGCTTCCATAGCCTCACCGGATTCCTTCGTCGGCTTCGCCATTCTCTGGATCACGTTGCGGAGCGCCGTACCGGCCATGGATCCTTTGATGCCGTTATTCGCCATCAGGCCGAGAGCCATAGCAACGTCATCGACGCTGTATCCCATCGCGCCGGCCATCGGAGCGACATACTTGAACGCTTCGCCCAGCTGATCCACGTCAGTGTTTGAATTTCTGGTCGTCTGAGCAAGGACATCCACAAAATGGCTGGTATCTTTCGCCTCCAGGCCGAATGCTGTCATGGCATCAGTGACAATATCAGAAACTCGCGCAAGATCTTCGCCGGATGCCGTAGCCAAGTCCAGAACGCCCGGAATGCCTTCATAGATCTCCTGAGTATCCCAACCCGCAAGGCCCATATAATACATGGCGTCAGCCACATCGGTCGCAGAATGAAGAGTCTGTTCACCCATCTCCCGGGCACGGTCGCGAAGAATCTCCATGTTTGCCGCGTTATCCTGCCCAGTCTTTGAAGTGACAGCAGCCACTCTCGCCATCGCATCATCGAAATTGGCTGTCGTTTTGATAGCAGCCGTAAAACCAGCAACGATCGGAGTCGTAACCTTCGCTGTAAGATCCTTCCCGATATTCGTGACATTTTTCCCGATATTATCGAGCTTCCTTGAAAGCGTCATTGCATCATTCGATACACTTCCAAGAGCACTCTTCAATCCGCCAACGTCCCCGTTGATCTGGATAGTAAGTCCCCTTATTGCTCCGGCTAAACTCATATCGGCACCTCAGAATCTGTCGAAATCATCCTGCGTCGCCAGCTGACGATACTCGCAGCCGTCGTTTCCGCTTTCGACTAAAATGTCAAGGACCTGTCCATACTCCAGCCGGTGCAGATCGGGAAGACGGATCCCGAGCTGTAAACACCGGAGCATGTACAGGCCTGTCGTGAACGGACGCTCCGTCAGGCGTCCTTTGCTTTTGGGCTGGAAAGCTGAACCTCCTGCCCCGCGTAAAGCTCCGCGATGTCCTTTGATGCATTGAGGATGGCCATCGGCTCGAATCCACTGAGCCATTTATAGAAATCCTCAATCTTCAGGCCACGGAACAGCTCTTCAATGGACATGCTGGCCTGCATGGCCATGACGTAGCCCATTTTCTCGAACACATTTGCCTGAGGATTGTTCTGCAGGATCTGCAGGAAATCCTCATGAAAAAGCTGATTATAAAGATAAGGAGATGCCGCATTCGCAAGCATCTCCACATCATTTGTCCCGATCTTGATCGTTCCTCGCACGTCCTACCTCCGATCAGGTGGTCGAAGCAGCCGGAGTAACGACGGAAGTGTACCAGCTGTCGTATCCGTGATCACCTTCATAGGCACGCATCTTAGTCGCGTTCTTACCCACGCCGGCGAAGTATACCGGGCTCGCAGTGATATCGATCGACTCCGTCTTCGGCTCATTGCTGCCTTCGGTCGTATGGCCGGCAATCGACGGCCGTGACGCCACACAGTTGTACAGGACATGCCTGACTCCGTGCTGGTCGCCTTTGAACTGGAACAGAAGCGCGAAATGCGGAAGCTCCGCGTCCGCGTCATCGTACAGAAGGCCGAAAGCATCCTCCAGCTCGCCAAGGCAGTCCTTCCGGAAGTCTTTCGGCAGATACGCCATCTCAAGAGTCCCGGTGAGCACTCCGGCTTCGGTATTGTACTGATAGTACGGGACATTGTCCGCCCAGAACTTTTCAAGGCTTCCGGACGGATCGAGCGACAAATCCACGGCACCGGGGAACGGTTTCGGAGCTCCGAACGTCGCCGTCCCATCAGATGCGATCGTCGCGATCGAGTAATAGACCTTGTCAAGGCCGAATTTGACTTTGTTTTCAGTAGGCATTTCTATTCCTCCGTAATAATCACGTCAGTGTCATAGACATTGACAATCATCTGCTGATCATCAAGATAAGTCTCTTCCTTCATCCAGGTCAGTTCCGCGTCCCGAAGAACGCTTTCCAGTGAAGCCTCCAGATCGAAATCCTTTTCTCTGGTATAGAGCTCAATGACAAGGTGCTCTATCTTCTGGTAATTCCGATTGTCGGCATACAGGTCTCGACTGTCTGAATAATAGAAACAAATAAATGGCGGGCTGATCTCCGTTTTTTCTGGGAACTGGTAATATGCAGTCGGAATGCCAATCCGTTTCAGCATGGTCTGAACATCTGCGTATGTCATGTCTCACCTCTGTCAGACGTTATCGTTCTGGCCGTTTGTTCCGCCTTTCCGGATAACATACAGCTCGATCGTATCGTTCCTGGCCAAATACGTCCGATAAATGGAATACGTCTGGCCATTCAGCTCGCAGATCCGCTCGCCGGCATAATCTCCGGCAAACATTGTCAGCATGAATTCCGGATTGAGCCCGTTCCGTCCCGCTTCATAGAACTCTGCCCGGGATACAGAATCAACCTGGCAGAACACATCCCTGGAATCAATAGATGTCCGCCATACGCCATTCTCGTCCTGAGTCTGCGTTTCCTTGATCAGTGTCAGAACTGCACTCCTGTCCATGTCATACCTCTTCCGGTGTCCATCTTGTGAATCCGGTGGCTGTTGCCAGCTGAGCCTTCTGCTCATCGTATGACCGTTTGAGCAGCTCATACTCGTCCGGCGCCCCGAAATTCATCCGCACATAAGTAATAACTGCCTGGGTAACAATTGGAGAGTAGTCTTCCGGAACAACTACACCGGCGATCCCCAGATCCAGCAGAGCTGCATCAATCAGCATAAAAATCTGCTGATCAAATGCATCGTTGGTAATTCGCAGCGCCAGCTTGGCCAGTGTCATAAGTTGAGTTTTCATGTTACTCTCCTGATTCTCCTGCATACACTTTCATTCCGATATGGCCAAGCCGCACCCGGCTGTCACACCAGATCCGGATCCCGGCCTTCCGGGCCCGCATGCAGAAACTGAGATCTTCCCCAAAGCCGGCGGTCGGCATGAATGGCATCATGCCGAACGCGTCAGTTACCTTCTTCGCGGCATCCATGGACATCATCACGCACCCGAATCCGAACGCTGCTACCTCGAAGATCTGATCCTTCGGATAATCCGTGAACGGTGTGTTCAGCGGAAGCAGCTGGTCGTTGTCCAGCTTTACCACATCACAATCCGAATAAATAGTCGGCGTGTATGGCGGCTTCCGTTTGAAATACAGCCCGCTCACGATTTCATACCCATTGTCCAGATCCTCGGACAGGATCCGCATCGCATTCAGCGGGATGTCCATGTCCGAATCGAACCAGAGCACCCGGTCGACGTTGTGCTGCCTGGCAATGTCAAGCAGCTGGTTCCTCGCGTCATAGATCAATGAGCTGTAATGGAATCCATACGAGACGTCGCCCACCTTGTCCAGGACAAGGAGCGAGCGCATGAACCGCGCGTGAACCATATCCATGCAAGGAATTAAGATCATTGTTTTCATACGCTCACCCCCTCACGATCTCATCAGGTCTGTGCGAACCGGACGAATGCGCTCGTGTCAAGCAGCTCACCGTCTGCCAGGCAGGCGCCACGGAACTGGATGTTCGTGGTGGTGGCAGTCTCGAACGGCTTGACCTCGATGGCCTTGAAGATGTTCACCTTGTAGGCTTTCGGATCTCCATAGAAGATGGTTTCCTTGTTGGAGATCTTCGCCTCGGACATCAGGACCACATCATGGCCAAACAGCCGGAACTGGAATCCATCATTGATGACATAGTCCTGGAGATCAGTCAGAGACATGATCTTTTCATAGAACATCTCCGGGGTCATGACCCAGATCGCGCCCTGCTGGTAGTTCCCGCCCAGAGCAGCCATGATCTTGAGGATCGAGGCCTTCGTGACGGTTGACGGGATCGCGGTGCCGCTCGCGTTGACGGACTCCTTGATGCCCTTGAGGGCGTTGGAGCCGGATCCAACAAGGATGTCCTTGTTGATCGCATAGCGGATCTGGCCAACAAGGTTGTCAACGATCCAGTCATGGACTGCATCGACAGCCATGTGCTCAATGTCAGCACCCACGGTGAGGAGCTTGACATATTCGCACGGCACCAGGTCGACGTAAGTGATCACGTCGCTGGACTCGGAGATCGTCGCACCAACAGCCTGGGCGGTTGCCGCGTTGTTCGTGCTGACGACCGGGAACCGGACATAATTCGGGAACTGGCTGACGTCAACCTTGCCGAGAAGCTCGGAGGGCTTGATCAGTTTGTCCCATACAGCATTGACCGTCATGGTCGGGATCACAGCGCCGGCACTGGTCAGAGCGTTACGCTCTTCCTCGGTCAGCGGCTGCTTGCAGAGGTTCTTCACCCATGCGTTACGGTATTCAATGGACTCAATACCAAACATCGTTCTTTTCTCCTTTTCTGGGTCGGGAATGGTCTGAGCAGCTTCGCCGGCGCCTTCAGCTACCGCCTCACGCTGTTCGTTTCTTTCTGCCTCGGCAGCACGCCGGGCTTCCAGCTCTTCATTGATGCTCTTGGCTTCCGCCTCGAGCGCATCCAGATCCGCGTCCGGCGCTTCGAGCAGAGTGCGAATCTCTGCCTTACGCTCCATAAGCTGATCCACCGTCATGTCTTTGAAATTCATTTACATGACCTCCGTAAGTATTCTGATTTTCTGCTTCCGGCGCTCGATCTCCCGCGCTTCAGCTCTGGCACTCTCCAGTGCTGCCTTTGCACTCTCCAGTGCATCGGCAAGGCCGCGCGCAGCGAGACTGGTCTGCTCGTATGCCGGGAACGTGACC